TCAATGTTAATATCTAATACATCTCTTCTATTCATTTTTATTTTCTCCTATATTTTGTAAGTGTACAAATCTCTTGTGTGTTTTGTGCTATATGTTTCGTAATACATACTACCCTAACAATCTCAATCTCTTGCTTCTCTACCTTACAACATTGTGTACATGACGCATTGCTATCATCCTTGTGTAGGAAAGGTATATCACCATGTTCTACATTTGCTGATGCAGTTAATGTAATCGCAGTTACAATAGCTAATAGTTTTTTAATCATTATCATAATCTCCTAATATCATTTCTAAATAGTGTATGGCCTTCTTAATATCCTCAGCCCCATTCTTGCTCCCGTGTCTAGTAACGTATTTAATAACGTTGCCCTCTCTATATCCTAAGTTATTCTTTACAATATAATCAATGGGTTGTATTGGTAACTGGTAATGAGAACCTCCAACTTGCTTGTCCTCTTCCTTGGCAGCTTCCTTACCATACCTACCATAGTAATCACCTGGCATACCCCCATACTCCTGTTCAAACGTAGGCTTACTCCAGCCTTGCTCACCTTCCCATTTCCTCATCTCTTCCTCTGCTTTTCTATATGCTTCATGATATCCCATGGTCTCTAAACTCCTTTATTAATCTTGTTAAACTTACGAGCTGTAGTTTACTTGCTCTATTGTCACCACCAAATACCCATCTATCAGGTATATCATTTAGTATTTGTTTTAATCTATCCGTGGGGAACATAAGACTACAGATTAACTCTCCATCTTTAACGAGGTTCTGTATCCATACATCAGCTGTAGTAGCGTTAATCCCACTAGGCTTACCATAGCACTCATGCTCTATACATATGTTTCCTGTTTGAGCCCATTGGTCCCTCTCTGTTTTAACCTCTACAGTCTTGCCTCCATGAAGTAAATCATCTAAGTACTGTTCCCACTGTTGCCCAAACTCTAAGTCTATATCAAACTTCCTGAGTACCTTTATATCATTGCTTTCATTTAATGCCATCTCTAGTTATCTCCTTAATGGGTATCATACCAGTTATCACCTACATCATAACTACCTCTTAAAGGTATACGAAAGTTTAACTGTTTTGTTACAGCATCGAAAGCACCTGATGCAATCTTACCAATCTCTTCTGCGTATCTCTCATCGCACTCTATCTGGGCTTCATCGTGTATATTCCCCACGAATTCATAATCAATACCAACTATAAACTTCTCTTGTAATTGTCTATCTAATTCTATTAACCAGTATTTCATCACTAAAGCACCCGCTCCTTGGAGTAAGGTGTTAAGGGCTGAGTGTGAGGACCTAATAAAGTAAGGGTTACCATCGAGTGCCTTGAGGGTTTTAGTCTCTTTATACACAGCCTGTACACTCTCAACTAATTGCTTTATGGCTGGGATTTGTTTGAAGAACTTTTCTTTAAGTCTTTTACCATCTTCGTTACTTCCACCAATAATGCTTCCAATCTTACCATCTCCTGCTCCGTAAAGGAATGCGTAGATAAACGTCTTAGCGTCATCCCTAGTTGGTAGACCTGCCCCTTGTTGGTTGAGAGTGTGTATGTCTGTTCCGTTTTCTTTCTTTCCTTCATCAACTGCCTTTGCGTATGCTCCATTATCAAACTTAGCCATGTAGTGCGATAGTGTNCTAAGNTCTAGTCCATCTGCATCACACCCTACTAGCTTCTTACCTTTACCTACTGTAAATAGTTCCCTACACTCCTTACCCATGTATGCCCTAGCACTAGGTACTTGAGCCACGTTAGGTCTAGAGTGGGTACATCTCCTACTTACAGCCCCTAGTGTATCTATTGAACCATGGATACGTCCATCGCTCTTAACCATCTTTAACCATGCATTATTACCCTCAGCTACCATACCAATAATCTTTCTAACGTTAAAGTAGTGAGCTAATATCTTACCTTCAGGGAACTCTAGGGTACTTAGGATATCCTCATTAATAATGGGGTTACCCTTGTCAGTTTGTTCGGGTGATGTCCATCCATATAGATGATGTAACCACCTAGCTATATGTTGTCTACTCCCTGGGTTAAACACTACTTCTTTCCAGTAGCCCCACTCCATATCATCATTATAATGGGAGCCTTTTAGCTCCTGCTTCTGTCTATTCTTATTAACACTACCATCCTTGTTAAACTTAGGGGCTTCCTTAAGGGGTATCCAATCCTGTAATGGTGTGAATACCTTATAAAGTTCTTCCTCTGCCTTATCTACCTCCTCTAGGAGTTTGACGTGTAGTGCTTGTGCTTTCTTAATATCGAATAACCATCCATACTTCTCTTGACGTGAGATAATAGAGGCAAAGTCCTGTTCTAATCTTATAGCCTCAGATGGTGGTAGTCCCTTTTGTCGGAAGCGTAGGAATAGTTTGTACGTTACCTCACTATCTTGTCTACAGTATTCAACCATAGCAGTAGATAGTTGGCTCCAGTCCTCGTGCTCCTCCTTATAGTTACCTAGCCTATATCCCCAAGCCTTGAGGCTGTGGCTTCCTTTTAATTTAGGAGGTAATCTTTTTCTATTAGCATCACCTAGCATTAGGTTAGGGTTAGCTAGTTTAGATATAATTAATGTATCCAATACCTTACCACTGTACTCCCAATCAGGGTATAGTTTCTTTATAGTTGGTAAATCGAACGAGATAATATTGTGCCCTACTAATGTAGTAGCATCTGATAGAATAGCAAGTCCTTGTGTGATGGAACCTGCACTTCCTGCTATAGGTCTATTGGTAAATACTTGTGTAGGGTTATCATCACACTTGATACTAATACACCATATGGTACTTGCTTCATAATATAGTCCATCGGTCTCAATGTCAAAAGTCACTGTCATTTACATCTACCTTTATATCTATTGTATCATGCTCATCACTCTCGAGCATCATTCCTGTCTCTTGGTCATATATAAACCCAATGGTCTGGCCTGTAGCCTTACCGCTAAATCGGTCTTTAATACACCTAACTAATCCCTTCTGTCTTTCGTTGTAATCCTCATGTATAGTGTTACGCTCAACACCTAACATAAAAGAACTCCATCTCATAATAGCTCTTGAGCCTGTGAACTGTGCTTGTTCTACTTTACCTCCTGCTTCGTGAGCATTTCCTGTCTTAGGTGGATTCAAGTGACTCACTACTAATACCCATATATTCAACTCTTTAGCAAGGGCTGCTACATCTGCCATGAGGGCATCAAGATTACGTCTCTCGTCTGTAGCGTGTGCATTGAGGGCTGTTAAGTTATCTATGTAGATATGCTCAACACCATAGTTATGTACCATGAATTTAATCTTGTTACTAATTGTATCCCAATCTATTGAGCCAAAGTTATCATAAATGTATAAATTATTTATGTTGCTAATTGTGTTACGTAACTTCTCAGGTTCGTGTTTACTGTCGGGTAGGTGGTAATGTTCACCATCTAGCTTACCAGCAATACGTAATAGTGTTTCTCGTGTCTGTTGCTCAAGCATGAAAGTACCTACTTTATACCCTTGCTTCATGTCGAATGCTACACTCTGCATCACAAAGTCAGTCTTACCCACACTAACACCAGCTCCTAAAGCAACCACCTCTCCTAATCTTCTACCATAGGTTATGTCTGTCATCTTCTCAAACATCCATGGCCTACCATACTCAATAGGTTTCATGGCCTCTTCAAGGAGTTCCTCTGGTAATACAATGCCCTCGGGCTTATATAGCTCTGCATTATAGAACACATTAACTACCCCTGCTTTACCCTTATTCAGTAATACCTCATTAGCGTCCTTAAAATCGACGTGACGGGCTATCTTTACTTTACCTATAGGTAGTATAGGGATGACACTATCGAGGGCTTCACGGCCCGCCTGGTCATTATCAAACCATAGTACAATCTCATCGTATCCATTGATAAACTCTAGCTGACGTGCTAGTTCTTTCTTAGCTCCAGAGGCTCCTTTTGAGATAGATACTACATCCCATTTATTATCAAATACTTGACTCACTGATAGGGCATCAATCTCACCCTCTGTAATTGTTAGCTTAGGTCCTTTACCTCTACAGTTTTGTTGGTTAAATAAGAGAGCCTCTTTAGGATTACCAATGAAGGCAAAGTTCTTATCTTTATCCCTTACCTTTTGTGCTACTATCATGCCCTCTTTGTTATAATAGTTAGCAGCGTGTACCTTATGTCCTTTGTATGTGCCTATACCATAGCTCATGTGTCTACAAGTTACTTCATTAATACCTCGTGCTTTAAGGGCAGTAGGTTCTACGTCCTCTATTAGATTGGTACTCATGAGTTTCTCGCTTTCATTACCTTGTTCATGGGTATAAGTAGCATCGCCATTAGGATTATAGGTAGCACAACTAAAGCAGTATACACCACCATTAGAATAATAACTAACGGCATCAGAACTACCACAAGTATTACAAGACTGCTTACTTCTAATAACAGTTGATTCATCTTCATATATCATTTACTCCCTTTAATACTAATCTCTACTCTAGGCTCATCACTATCTCTCTCAATGACTTGCCAACTGCTACTGGTGTAGTGCTGTACATTATCCTCTTCAATAACACCGTGGTTCTGAAGCGCATCTAATACAAACTTATCTGCTGTAGCTATTATGTTACCAGCATCACTACGTGGGTTCTTATAAAATACTTTGTATTGTATTGTGATTGGTGATTTTAACATCTCCATATCAGAAGGAAGTACTTTTCCTATATTCTCCATGTAGCTCTTCTTCACTGTATGTATTTGTGTATGGTGTGCCATTAGCATCCAATTCATACCTAACATAAACCTCTTCCTTACCCCATGATAGATAGGAACAGTTAGTTTCAACTGTCCTCCATCTGTTACGTGTGCTTTCCACACCCTAGAAGTCCAACTCATCATTGGAATCTTCAGTGATATCGAAGTCATCATCATCAAAGAGGTCCTGACTTGCACCATATTCAATAATGTCACCTAGTAGTACTGTGTTTAGGTATGCTGTTACACCTACCTTACCACTCATGACGTATGGTTTTAAGAATAACTGTGCTTTCATTGTTGAACCATTAGAGATGAGTGTATCGTATCCCTCTAGTTTAGTTTTATTTTTATCTAATATCTTAGGTTGTTCCTGGTTAGCTACACTCATGACGAATGTTCCATCATCGCTACCATTCTTATCTGTACCCTCTACTATCTTAGGTACTTTAGCTGCTTTCTTACCTGTGTCTTGCACATACTCACTGTGAGCTGAGTCAAGTAAGTTATTAATGATTGATTCAAATGACGCTTTACCTTTTGGTCCACCTTGTGGTTGATATGATACCTCTTGTTCGAGTGCTCCTGGTGTAAATACCAACTTGCCTCCAAACTTCCCTGTATAATCATTAGGTGATGCTAAACACATGAATAATGTTGATGCCTCTGGTGTTACTACTGTTACTGCTTTTGTGTTAAATTGATAGCCTTTTACTGCCATATTGTCTTCCTTTTACTTTTCTTTTATTGGATATTCTGTTAGCTTTGCTAGCGCCTCATTTTTATTCTACAGGGTCCATTACCAAGGTAACTTTAAGTTTCGGACATAAGTTTTAATTATATGTCCATTATGAGAATATATATTCACTGGTAAGGACGTCATCCAGGTTCAAGGTGTTAATCATAATCCTATCATCCCACTCAAGTCCTATCTGTTGTGTCCATTCCTTTAGGATATCTCTCTCAAAGATTTCCTTATAGGCCTCCCTAACGTTCTTGGATAATGTCTCTGCGTCATTTGGACTTACACCATAGCTGTCATGTATCAGCCAGTAGTTGCCAACTCCATCTTCAAGGCACTTCTCAATGGTACGATACATAAGTACTGCATCCATTTGGTGTATGAAGTTAGGAGCTATTGACGATAACATCTTCTGTTTGTGTATGTTATCTGTTGGTTTGTTAATCGTTAACTTACCTAGTTCAGTTACGAGCCTCCTCTCTACGAATCTCGTTATCCTCTGTAGCATAGGTAGGTCATATATAGGACTTTTCCACTTTAAGGATTTATTCTCTTTAGTGATTTTCCTCGTTAGTTCCTTAATATAATGTTGCCCTTGTGTAGCTCCTTGTACTACCTCTGCTATGGCCTGTATATTTAGGGCTGTGACAAGCTTAGCGACTATCCACTTATCTCCTGCCCACCATATATTACCATCTGCTTCATCTTCATCTAGGAGCTCCTTTATTTGGTCAAACATACCCCTATCTGTAACACTATAGGGAGTTGTCATGACATTCCTCTTTGTAAGCGTCTGTTTATCTTACCTCTTAGGCTATGAGCCTCTATTTGGGTGTTTACAGTTGTTTCCACCCCATCACTTGTTGTAAATGTTATGGTCTGTGGATAACTACCCTCCTCTAGTAATCTATTGGATACAGTTGCAACGTCCATATAGATATCATTACGTGTATCACCTATAACATTAACAGCTTTGGCACCATCAGCATCCCTTAAAAGACCACTGTATATTTGAATACCACTGCAAACAGCATCAAGTGCAACAGGGATATGAATAATAGCATCAGTATCGTGAAGATAGTCACTGTAAGCAAAACAGAAAGCCAAGAATTCAAAAGGGCTGTCCGTATGTGCCCACCTATCAAGTGTAGATAGAGGGTCAGAGGCAATTCCTTTAATCTCCTCCTCCATACCATCAATAAGGGCAATCCTCTCACTATATGGTGCTTTATCTTCTCCATAGCAGTTTGCTCCGTGTATCTTGAGCCATTTTAACCCCTCCTTATTTAATACCTGACCCTTTGAAAACTGAAGTAGTGCCTTTAGGTTACCAGTGTTCTGTGGGTTAAGGTGCTGTTGTATAGGATACATCCTAAACCTATAGTCAAACTGATAACTATAGAAGAACTCCTCATATTTACTGAAGCGTTTAGCTACATCTAAGGCAAATAAGTACCCCATACGCCTCCCTTTAATGCTCTCTATAAGTGCCTTTTGGTCCGAGTAATCTCTGTACCACCTCCTATAATCGTCCATGTCCTCAAAGTGCCCATCCTCCTTAAGCTTACCATAGTGTACCTTCTTTATGATGTCCTCAGGGATAAGGTGGTCCATATAAGGGATACCTCCATAGAGCTTAGGGTTACCAGCACTTGAGTTAGGGTCTACTAAGTTGTCCTCTATGATTTGATGCATA